TCAAAAATATATCCAAGAAAATAAAGACATATCAGGTAAAGGCCTTTATGGTTTACCTATGTTTGCTTATACTTATATTAACGATAACTATACAGATGAAATTGTTGAGTATGATGCTACGCAAGTAAGGACTGTTTATATTGATATTGAGGTCGCTGCTGATGAAGGCTTCCCTGATATTATGAAAGCAGATAAAGAGATTACTGCTATCACTCTTGAGTTTAATAACAATATTGTTGCTATTGGATGTCAACCTTATACACCTAAAGAAGATAACATAAAATATATTCAGTGTAATGACGAAGCTCATCTACTAATGAAGTTCTTAGATTGCTGGCGCGCTATTGACCCTGATGTTGTATCAGGATGGAATGTTGAGTTCTTTGATATACCTTATATTGTTAATAGAGTTACTAATGTTATAGGTGAAGACTTTGCTAAGAAGCTGTCTCCCTTTAATGCTCTAAGGGAAAGGACTGTACATATAGCAGGACGTCCTAATCAAGTATTTGATCCGTTAGGCGTTTCTATCTTAGACTATATGCAACTGTATCGTAAGTTTACTTTTGTAATGCAAGAGTCATATAGACTAGATCATATTGCTCACGTTGAATTAGGTGAACGTAAACTTGATTATGCTGAGCATGATAGTCTATTCGATCTTTATAAGCATGATTGGGAAAAGTTTATTGACTATAATATTCAAGATACTGTTCTAGTAAAACGATTAGATGAGAAACTTAAACTAATAGATCAAGTATTAGCGATTGCTTATGACGCTAAAGTTAACTATCAAGATACATTTACATCTGTAAGGATGTGGGATCTTATTATACATAACTATCTACTTAATCGTAATATAGTTGTACCTCAGTTTAAGCATAAAGATAAAGAGAGAGCTGCTGAAGGTGCTTATGTTAAAGACCCTCAAGTAGGTATGCATGATTGGGTAGTATCGTTCGATCTTAACTCTCTATACCCTCATTTAATTATGCAGTATAATATATCTCCTGAAACGTATGAAGGTAAAATTGGTTATGCACCTAGTATGGAAGATATATTAGACGGTGCTTATAATAAAGTAATACAAAAAGCAAAAGATAATAACTGTACTATATCAGCTAACGGTGATATGTATACTAGAGACTTCGAAGGCTTCTTACCTAAACTTATGCGTAAAATGTATGACGATAGAGTCGTATGGAAGACTAAGATGATTAAATATCAGCAGGAGTATGAGAAGAATCCTAGCCCTGAACTCTCTAATAAAATATCTCAAGCATATAATATGCAGATGGCTAAGAAGATTCAACTTAACTCAGCTTATGGTGCGTTAGGTAATGAATACTTTAGATGGCATGATATGGATAATACTGAGTCGATTACTAAAGGCGGTCAGTTATCTATTCGATGGGCAGAGAATGCTATTAATAAATTTTTGAATAAAACCTTAGGGAGTGAAAATGAAGATTATGTTATCGCGATTGACACGGACTCTTTATATATCAATATGGCACCGCTTGTACATAAAGTGTTTCCAGATGGAGCTGAAACTACACGAATCATCGATTTTCTTGATCAGTCCTGCGCTGAGATTATTGAACCGAAAATTGAAAAGAGTTATGGAGAGCTTGCGACTTACGTAAATGCAATGGAAGATAAGATGGTCATGAAGCGAGAAAATATAGGCAATAAAGCTATATGGACTGCTAAGAAAAGATATATCATGAACGTCTTTGATTCAGAAGGTGTGCGTTACGAAAAGCCTAAAATGAAGATGATGGGTATCGAAGCTGTAAGATCTTCTACTCCTGCTGTTGTACGTAAATATATTAAAGATGCTTTAGATGTTATTATTACTAAAGATGAAGCAGCTATCATTGAGTTCATTGCTAAGCATAGAGAAGAGTTTAGAAAGCTTTCATTCGAAGATGTTGCTTTTCCTAGAGGATGTAAAGGTTTAGAAAAGTATACTGATGCTTCTATGATATATAGAAAAGGTACTCCTATTCATGTTCGTGGTGCGCTGATGTATAATCATATGCTAAATAAAAATAAGATAGATAGATTCCAGCCAGTACAGAATGGCGATAAAGTTAAATTCTGTTACCTTAAAGTTCCTAATCCATCGAGAGAAAATGTTATCGCAGCTCCTAATACGCTGCCGAAAGCACTAGGTCTTAATCAATATATCGACTATGATATGCAATATACAAAATCATTTGTTGAACCTATGAAGACTATTCTTGATGCTATTGGTTGGGAGATAGAACATAGAGCAACATTGGAGGATTATTTTGGCTAATTCAAATTCAGATTTTAGTTTTGACTTTGGCTTCTCAGCTATGGATGCTGATGAATTAGAAGTTGTACAAGCTGCTAAACAAAGCGCTGAGACAGCATCTGCTTCATCAAGCGAGCTAGAAGAGAAAGTAGAAAAATTATATGGTATGGTTCAACCATTATTAAACAACTTAAAAAAGAACCCATCAAAAGATTATATCTACTGGCCTGACAGGCTTGGTAAGATTGAACAATTTTCTGATGCACTTGACAAAGTATATAAGGGTTGACTTAAGACCTATTATAGCTTATAATAAAGTGTAATAGTAAACCATTCGGAGTTTTATAATGAGCGATTTTTTTCGTGGACTAGTTGAAGATATCAAAGATGCAGATACCGTCATTGCAGCAGACGGGCTAGGAAGTGCTGAGTATACCGGATCAATCGATACCGGTTCTTATATGTTAAATGCTGTCCTGTCTGGATCTATATATGGCGGCGTACCTAATAATAAAATTAGTGCCTTTGCTGGTGAGTCAGCTACTGGTAAGACTTTCTTTGTACTAGGTATTATTCAAAAGTTTTTAAGAGATAATAAGGATGCTGGTGTTGTATATTATGATACTGAAGCAGCTGTAACTAAAGATATGATGGAATCAAGAGGCATTGATACTAATAGAGTAATCTTAGCTGAACCTGATACTATCCAATCATTTAGACATCATGCTCTTAGAATGATTGACGCTTATAGTTCTCAACCTATTGATAGACGCCCTCCTATGATGTTCGTACTTGATTCATTAGGTCTACTATCTACTACTAAAGAGATGGAAGATACTGCTGAAGGTAAAGAGACAAGGGATATGACTAAGGCTCAGATTATTAAAGCTACTTTTAGAGTACTTACTCTTAAACTTGCTAAAGTAAAAGTTCCTATGCTAGTTACTAATCATGTTTATGATGTAGTAGGATCTTATGTACCGATGAAAGAGATTGGTGGTGGTAGTGGTCTTAAGTATGCTGCTTCTACTATTTGTATGCTAGGTAAGAAGAAAGATAAAGAAGGTACTGATGTAGTAGGTAATATTATTAGATGTACTACATTTAAGTCAAGACTGTCAAAAGAGAATAAGAAAGTAGAAGTTAAACTTTCCTATGAGACTGGATTAGATAGGTACTTTGGACTCTTAGACTTAGCTGAAAAGTATGGACTAGTTAAGAAAGTATCTACACGAGTAGAGATGCCTGATGGTTCTAAAGTATATGCTAAAGCAGTATATGCTAATCCAGAAAAGTACTTCACAGAAGAGTTCTTAGCAAAGCTAGACATAGCAGCTAGAAAAGAATACCAATATGGGAGTGAAGACGATGAAGAACTTGTTTCCAATTCCGATGATGATGGAGCAAACGAATCTTAATATAAAAGAGATTCAAGAAAGCATCCTCACATTACGTAGAAATAAATCACCCGACAAGACTAACTATACATCGTTCTATGATGAAGATGGTTTAGTGGGTGTTAAACATAAAGAGGATATACTGAATGGCATTACCAAGTTCGCGAAGGGATATGTTGATACTTGTCTTGATCTTGACAAGACTATCGCTTCCAAGATTGATACTGACTGCATACAAGCATGGTATAATGTCTACGATGAGGGTATTCACCACTGTTGGCACGACCATGGTAGATCTTTACTTTCGGGTACTCTTTATATCCACACTGATAGTGATTCTAGTTCTTTCTTGATTCGAAGCCCGTTGTACGCTATAATTAAATCATGGGTTGGTGGAGAAGGATTTCTTAATAGATGGGTACAAGAAGAAGAACTACGACCTGTAAGCGGCGATATTTATATATGGCCTAGTTGGTTAGAGCATAGTGTTCCAGAGCAAAAACCTACTAGTAACCCTAGAATATCAATCTCATTTAATATATTTGTGAAGCGATGATAGAAAAAACTATAATTAGTAATTTAATATTTAATGATGAATATACACGTAAGTGTATTCCTTTCCTTAAAGCTGAATACTTTAGCGATCTAGTTGAAAAGAAACTATTTCAAGCTATTGCTGAGTATCATGAAAAATATAATTTATGTCCTAGTCAGGATGCATTAGCTATTGAAGTATCTAATACAGGCGGTATGTCTGATGAATTAGCTGCACAAGCTGATACTTATATAAAAGAATTAAAGCCTTCAGAAGAAAAAGATACTGAATGGGTAGTAGATAGTACTGAAAAGTTCTGTCAAGAGAAGGCTGTATATAATGCTATTATGGATGGCATACAGATATTAGACGGTCAAGGTAAAGAAGATAAAGGTGCATTACCTCAGATGTTATCTGATGCTCTTTCTGTATCGTTTGATAATCATATTGGTCATGACTTTATAGAAGATGCTAATGAAAGGTTTGACTTTTATCAAAAGAAAGAAGTAAAGATACCATTCGATATTGATTATCTTAATCGTATAACTCAAGGTGGCTTAGCTAGAAAGACATTAAATATAGCGATGGCTGGTACTGGTGTAGGCAAGTCTCTCTTTATGTGTCACTGTGCAGCTGCTAATCTAATGCATGGACTTAATGTATTATATATTACTATGGAAATGGCTGAAGAGCGTATAGCAGAGCGTGTTGACGCTAACTTACTTAATACTACTATTGATGAGCTAAAGATGCTACCTAGAGATGCTTATGAGAAAAAAATGGCTAGGGTATCTAAGAAAACCGATGGTAAGCTTATTGTAAAAGAATATCCTACTGCTGGTGCTCATGCTGGTCACTTTAGACATCTACTTCAAGAATTAAAAATTAAAAAGCAATTCCTACCTGATATAATTTATATTGATTATCTTAATATCTGTATGAGTGCAAGAGTAAAAGGTGCAAGTGCTAATTCATATACAATTGTTAAGTCTATTGCTGAAGAGCTTAGAGGCTTAGCTGTTGAGTTTAATGTACCTATTGTATCTGCTACGCAGGTAACTAGATCTGGATATACATCATCTGATGTTGGTTTAGAAGATACTTCTGAATCGTTCGGACTACCTGCTACTGCTGACTTTATGTTTGCTATGATAAGTACTGAAGAGCTAGAAGACTTAGCTCAGATATTATTTAAGCAGTTAAAGAATAGATATTCAGACCCTAACTATAATAGACGATTTGTAGTTGGTGTTGATAGAGCGAAAATGAAGCTATATGATGTTGAGCAGAATGCTCAGGATGACTTAGTTGAAGATACGCCCGTCTTTGATAAAACGGACGCTGGTAAAGGTTTAGTGAGTAAGTTCGACGACTTTGTCTAACGTACCTGACCTCATCATTTCATTAAATGATTTCCATAACTCTTTCATAGTAGGCTCCTGGATATATAAATAGTATATATAGAATATATATAATAATGAGGATTTTGAGATGAGTGAAAAAGTACAGATGTTAGTTAAAGTATGTCCTGAAGTGAAAGAAAACTTTAAGAAAGCTTGCGCACAAAATGATACTTCTGTGTCACGTGAGGTTAGACGTTTCATGAAAACATACATAGAGATGACTGAAACAGACCCTGACACTAAGCACGATAGATGAAGTATGATTCTATTGTAGCATTTTCGGGTGGTGTTGAATCAACAGCGCTAGTTTATTGGCTTAAGTCTCTAAATAAAAATCCTTATTGCTTCCATGTTAAAGCCAATCCAGGCGAAGTTAATACAATACAACAAAAAGCAGCTCTTCTAGAAACTGATGTCACAACAGTTATTGTTGACTATAATCCTCCTGAAAAATTATTATTTAATAGGCACGAGTCACGTGAGCATTATACTAAGCATTTTAATAAGAACGGCTTCCCTCCTATGCAACAAAACTGGGCTACAATTGCTTTCCAAATAGCTATAACAAATGTAATGTCACATATTTACTTCGGGCATAACGGAGGCAAATTAACACCAGAGAATACTAACGGTGATAATTTACATCTGTTTGGTGTGAAGCAATATGAAGGTTATATTAATTCAGCTGCTCAAATTGGTATTGATATGACCTTTACTGCTCCTTTAATGCATTTAAGTAAACAAGAGCAGTATCAAATGCTTCCTGATAAAATTAAAAAATTAATATATGTCTGTGAGAAGGGTGAAGATAAGCATTGTATGAGATGTAAAAAATGCAATGAGTTAAAAGCTATTTGTACTGAGGAACAATTAAAATATTATGGTTAATACTTTTATACAAGTAATACCTGACGCTTTATCAAAAAGTGACTGTGAAGATATTATTAAGGCATTCGAAAATAAGTCAGAGCATTTTACTATTGAAACAAAAATAGATGGTATCTATATTGATAATAATGATGAGAGAAATGATATTAGTATGTTCCCTCTTGGCTTTCAATCTATGGAAGCAAGTAATGATTTAATATGTGATACAATAAAAAATAATATTCCACTTTGGTGGGAAGGTAATGAAGAGCATTATATGTTCTTAGAGAATATTAAAATACAGAAAGCATCATCAGGTGGTGGATTTACTACACAGCATGTTGAGCAAGGTCAGAGCCCAACAACAAACTCACGCTTCATGGTATGGATGATCTATCTTAATGATGTAGAGAGAGGAGGACGTACTAGCTTTCCCCTACAAGAGATAAGCTTTAAACCTACTGCAGGAACTTTAATGTATTGGCCTGCAGGTTATACTCATCCACATTATGCTACAGATGATCTTGAATGTGATAAGTATATTGCAACTGGATGGTTTAGCTACAACAAAGATAGATCTAGACATTTCTTTCATAATAAGTTGCATTCTAGAGAATAAGTATACTATAATATTGTATATTAATTTTTTGAGTAAAAACTATGGATAAATTATATGCGATATTTCTCACCTTACTTTTGGCATCTTGTGGTGGCGGTGGGACTGGGTCAGTTGTACTTGTACCTGAATCACAATCAACTACTCCACCTGCATCTCCTTCTTATTGGTTATATGGTAAAGCTATAGATGGTTATATAGACGGTGCTACTGTATTCATTGACTTTAATTGGAACTTAGTTCAGGACGATGGTGAGCCTACTGCTCTAACTGACTCTGAAGGTACATACTTCTTTACTAATGATAACGGTGAGTTTAATAGTATAAATAATATAACAACTTCTTGTGCAAGATCGAGACCAGTTGTTGTAAACGTACCTGTAGGTGCTACAGATACAACCCGAGGATATATTGATACAGCTTTTGATATGTATCTTATACCAACAGAGAAGGGTAGTGATGTACTTACTAGTATTCCTTCTCGAGGAAACATATCACCCTTCACTGGAATATTCCTGGAGTATATAAATGAAGCGAAACAAAATTATAATAATGTCTCGATCAGTGTGGCGCAAGGTTGTGGAGATGATGCCAACAACATCGCAGACTTTGTCTTTTCTAAAACAGATGATTTCGAGCTTGACCTCTATAACAATTATGGTATTACTTTCGATGACCTTTATTCTGATTTCATTGCTAGTGATAATGCTGAATGGATTAGCCGCGCTGAAACTATCGTTGACTTCCTCCAACTCTTAGACCCTTTACGAACTGACCTTGATACTGTACTTGAGAATATGGTTGGTGAAGCTATGCCAAGTTCATTATATATCTCAGATACTGCAATAGGTCAGGTTATAGATAACGCGGAGCTAAACGCGCTGGCCTTTAATATGCGCGCTCACTTCACAGGAGCAGATATAGGTGGATGGTCTAATTATTTCTTCCTTGAGACGTCTGAAACTACTTTAAATAGAAGTGATGGTTCTTTAGGTAGTGGTTATGCACCTACTTACGCTAACTTAAAACAGCATGCTACTAAGTATAGAGCTGATATTGGTGGTGTTAGTACATCAGCGGTTATTGACTATAACACAAGCTATACTATAAGAGAAGAAATTATAGATGGTATATGTGCTAATGACTATACTCTTAAATATATGAAAGAAGATGAAACTTATATAACTGAGTATCATATATCACATCATAATGGCCTTAATTATGAAGCCTATTGTTCTATTGCTGATCTTCCTACTAACGTAACCGTAGAATATACACAAAAGAAAGATAATAGAAACGATCACTATAGCTTTAGTATTAGTGTAGACCCCAGTGTCTCCCAAATTGTCCCTAACGTACCCGTTACTTATTCGGACATTGATTACAATGGTACACTTGGTACAATTCAAGGCATAGTGCTTACATACGATGAGGCTGATAGCTATCAATCAATATTACAATCAAATGAATTTATTGCTCTTGGACGTACATTAATAGATGGAGTTAATATTATTGAGAAAGCATACTTTGTGTATCCTACTTATACGCAATGTATACATAGAACATTTGATGGAACTGACTGGGTCACAGTTGACTCAGGGACTACGAACGCCTACAATAACTGTAGAGAGTTTATAACTAATTTTTACGGAGAATAATATGAGCGTACATGCACATGAAATAAAAGCAGAAGGTATCTTAGATGAACTTTATGAGTTAGATCAAGCTAATGATCTTAAGCTAGATCAAAGAATAAATGAATACGGCATTGAACATGGTCTTCATGCTGATGATGATAGAGATACTATCATTCACGGCATTGCCGAAGAAGAGATAGAACTCTGGATGGAACGCGCAGATTGCGTATAGTCGAATACGCTAACGAAAACGGGATAATATTGCTTGATAGATCTCCTGACGGGATCAAAAGGTATATTATTGAAAGTCAAATAAGCACTAGAGTATTTAATTCCCTATGGTATACTTTAGATCAAGTTAAGGATATTTTAAATGGCAAAGACAGTAACAAAGAAGGGGTTCATCGCCTTCTGTAATTATTTATTACCAGCTGTTAAAGATGGCCATATCGGTGATAAAGAATGGGCAAGAGCAGCTATGCTTGCATTTGGTGATTTACCTTCTATACCTTCTGGACTAGTATCAAAGAAGTTATTATGGACGCATAAACCTACTGGACGAACATATAGAAAGTCTAAAGTAACGCATGAGCACTTTAAGACAAGAACGAAGACATGTAGAGAGATTGTAGGCGTATATTTAAGAGAAGAATTAACTCAGGAAATATTAAATGATATTATTGAGGAAGGTCGTAAGGTACATTTCGTAGAAGAGTATGAGAATATTATACTAAGACCTTATCAGCAAGATGAGTCAATTGAAGATTGGCAAATTGAGTATGCTAATGCTGGTATTGAGCTTGTTAAAGATCCAGGTACATTTGGGCATAAGTTGTACTATTATGAAATAGATACTATAATGTATGCAGATAAACACGAAGCAGCAAAGAAACATATATGCAATGCTTCAACAGTTGTAAACAGAAGCAGGTCAGATAAGTGGCCAACATGGAGTGAATTTAAATATGATTTCAAGTCCGAATAAACATATGGAGCATTTGGAAGACAACGTTATTAATAACGGGGTTACTGGTGCACGTGAATCAATTAAGTTTCTGCAATCATTACGTAATATGCTAAGCGGTGACTCTAACCAAGCAGTTAATACTACTGTTAAATGGGACGGTGCACCAGCTATTATTGTAGGTAGGAAAGAAGGTAAGCTTTTTGTTGCTACTAAATCCTATTTTAGTAAAAACTCAAAGTATTATCAGACTGTTAAAGATATTGAGAGTGCTGATATACCGGAAGATCTTAAATATAAACTTAATGCTTGTTTATATTACCTTAAAGACTTAAATGTCGGTGATAAGGTATTACAAGGTGATTTATTATTCACTGCTAAGGATATACAAACAACTACTATTGATGGTGAAGAGATGTTATTATTTCACCCTAATACTATTGTGTACGCAGTACCTAAAAAATCTGCGCTAGGTAAACAAATATTAGCTAATGCACTAGGTGTAGTTTGGCATACTGTATATGCTGGTACTACTATGACTGGTCATGAAACGTCTTATGACTTTAATATCAATATGATTAATAAACTAGATAAAGTATTTCAGATTGATGCTAATTATAAAGATGTATCAGGTACAGCTACGTTTACTAAAGAAGAGAATAAAGAAGTAACTAAGGTACTCTCTGATGCTGGCAAGGTGTTTAAAAAGATAGACTCTAAGTTACTTAATAATATATCTCTAGATAAGCATTGCGTCAGTATGATTAAGATACATTATAACTTAATGGTACGTGATGGTAATATTGTTACTGATAGTCGTAAGCATGTTAACTCCTTGCAAAGGTTCTTAAAAGAAAGAGCTGCGAAAGAAATTAATGCTCTTAAGACTGATAAAGGCAAAGAGAAGAAAGAAGCTACTTTAGCTAATGTTATGTTTCTTGCTACTTGTTCTCCTATGAAGTTACAGCCTATCTTTGAGTTGCAAAAACTCTTAGTTGATGCTAAACTACTTATTATTAAGAAGCTGAATAATGCTGCTAAGCTTAAAACGTTTCTTAAGACTACTACGGGCTATAAAATGACCGGAGAAGAAGGATATGTTGCTGTGAGTAATGGCAACGCTGTTAAACTAGTAGATAGGCTAGAGTTTAGTTACGCTAACTTCTCAGATACTATTATTAAAGGATGGAATAATGACACAAGAGATTAACCTAAGCAATGAACAATCAGTTGACTTTGTTAAGAAGGCTATAACAGCTACTACTATAAACTGGTCTGTTGTTGAAAAATGGGTTAAAGAACTCAAGTATAATAGTGCTGACGAAATGGTGTTTGATTACGCTCTTAACCCTGATTTAGTATACGGAAGAGGAGTTAATAAATCTATTAGCCATAGAGGTATACGTATTAACTTAGAGAAGATGCTCTTCTGTGGTATTAGTAGTGCTGACGAAATGATTACTGCTGGACTTAAATTAACTAAGCTTCAACGTAAGCAAATAGAAGAAGCTAAAGAAGAATCAGAAGATTGGGAACAAATAACTGGACTTTAAGTATGTTTGACGTTATAATAAAGCTAAATATACGGGAGACAGGTAAGGTTAAACACAAACCCTGGAAACAAAATTATGAAGAAGCCATTAAAAGATAAAAATTCAACTACTGCATCGGGTAAACCTAAAGACGAAATAGTTCTCAACCCTGCACATGTGACCAAAAAGTCTTTCTCCGAAGCAACGACCGATACCGCAGTCGTGACGTTTGGTAGGATGAATCCTCCTACAGTAGGACATCTAGCCTTAGTTGAAAAAATGCTCTCCATATCCCTAAACGAAAGGGCACAGCCATTAATCTTCCTGTCTCACTCTTACGACCCTAAAAAGAATCCACTCGCATACGAAGAAAAGCTATCATTAGTTAAGCAGGCTTTTGGTGAGGAATTTGTAGCAGAATCAGACGCAAGAAATATGTTCGATATGCTTAAGGAAGTTAATCAAAGATTTAATAACGTTATTATTGTTGTAGGCGAAGATAGAATAAAAGACCTAGAACGAATAACATCTACCTATAATGGTAAAGACTTTCATTACGAGAGTATGAAAGTAGTCAATGCTGGTCTACGTGATCCAGATGCAGAAGGCATAGAAGGTATGTCAGCATCTAAGATGCGAGAGCTAGCCGTAGAAGGCAATTTAACAGAATTTAGAGAAGGTCTTCCTTCACAGCTTCATGCGTCAGCAGAAGTTATTATAAATATGATAAGAGAGGGAATGAACTTGTCAGAAGAACTAAACAAAATATTCGAAACTTACCTAGATGAGGCGGGCGTATTGTCCGTGGCGGGCCGAAGAAAAAAGGCTATAGCAGCCAGGAAATATAAATCCAGGCTAAAGATCGCAAGAAAGAGAGTACAAAGACGTATTGCTCTTAATCCTAGGTTAAAGAAAAGAACAGCTCGTGCTTCAATTAGAATCATGAGAAATCGTCTGGCTGGCGGTAGAGGTAAATCATACTCTAAATTATCAGCTCAAGAAAAATCTAGTATTGATCGTAGGGTAAGGATGAGAAAGAACATCGTTACTAAACTCTCAACAAGGTTACTACCACAAACAAGAAGAAAAGAATTCTCTAGATTTAAATCATTCAGAGAAGCTGCAGACCATATTAATTCAAATTTTGAAAGCATGTTAAATGAAGGTGCTGGTCTTTGGCATAACATCCATAAGAAAAGAGAAGAAGGCAGACCAATGCGTAAGCCTGGTTCTAAGGGTGCACCAACTAAGCAAGATTTTAAAGACGCATCTGAATCATACACAGGTATGAGCGGACCTGCATATGGAAGACCTTCTGGTGGTTATACAGGTGATAAAGTAGTTCATGGTCAAAAAGGCTATAAAGAATATATGGCTTATGCTAAAAAGAGAAAAGCAGAACTCGCTGATAAGAAAGCTAAAAAAAATGATTCAACTGCTCAAGCCCATGGCGATCAATTAGAGCATGGTGAAGTAATCACTCATGAGTCATATCAGTTATCTGAAAAAGCACTGCAATCATTAATAGCTAAAGCTGAAAAAACTGAGATGTCAATCAGCTCTATTATAGAATATTATATAGATGGTGTGCTTAGTCATAAGTCAGAAGAAGAAGGTACATTTGAGCAAGCTGGTTTTAAAAGAGTAAATGAAGCCATTGCTAAAGGTAAAACAAATGCTGATGCTCTATTTGAATTAAATAGACATGGTGTTCCAAAAGATGCAACCAAAGCAGAACTTAAAAAGATTCGTTCTACAGGTTCTCCAGGTGCTAAAAAATTAGCGCATTGGAAACTAAACATGCATCATAATGAATCCTATTCAGGTGAGCCAGAGCATATTATTCAGCAAGCTAAAAGCGATCAAGAGAACGATAGATCTGAAAGACTAAAGAAGAAGAAGTCTCCTGCTAACCCTAATGTAAGATCTAATCCTAATATGTCCATCAAAGAAGGTGGAGATGCTAAAGACTATATTGAAGTTAAAGGCGGTAAGATGTCTAAAGCTGAAGTAGCTAAGCTTGTTAAGTCACGTAAAAAAGAGATGACTGAGACAGCTGGTGAAATGGGTACTGATGCATTAAGAAAAAGATACGAAATGGATACACCTGGGCAAACATCTCATAGTAAATATGAAGTAGCTGTTGATGGTGTACCTGGTAAAGACGGTATTCATAAACCGCGTATAAGCACATTTAAAGAGTCACTTGAGCTTTCAGAAGCTGATAAAATGTGTTCTGATAAATGCTGTGGTGCAGATGTTAAGTCAGAAGATTGCAAATGTGCGCCTGATTGTAAGCATTGTGATTGTAATGCTGTTAGTGAAGCTGTATTTGATGCTGAGACTCCAAAGAAAGGTATTCAAAGAACAAGACAACATCTTAGCTTTAAATCTAGCAAGCCTAAAGTATATAAGTTAAGACAAAAACAAGACCTCTATAAGAAAGATGATTCTCAAGCTGATAAAGAAAAGAAGTCAGAATCAGATAGACGTTATCCAGAATGGGTTTATAAACAAGACAAGAAAAAGAAAACATCAACCGGCACACCAACACGTCAGCCTACTAAAAAAGATGCCTATAAAAAGGATGGAGATAGAGCAGACAAATACGGTGGCGATAATCATCCAATAACAAAGCATTAATACTAATCAGTATGATGTATGATGAGTTGTATTACTTCGATGGATGTTCCTACATGCATGGTCATGATAAAGAAAGTATAATATCACCCTGGCTTGATGTAATTAACCCTCAAGTAGAAAAAGACGGTAACTATAATAAGTCTTGCATGCCACATGACCGTAGCAATCGCTGCAATGTTTATAGAAAAAAACCATACTATAACCAGTCATTAGTTGCTAAAAGCAACCCTGAAATATTCAATGACTTTATGTCAACATTACCTAAGCTTATTGAGGCTAATAACGTTAGCGTTATAATACAATGGTCACACTCAGAACGTACTGCACAAAATAAAAACCAAGGGTTTCTAAACGTAAGATCAACGGATAAATTTGAGCCTGAATATTGGTGGGTTGGTGTAGCAAGAACAGTTGAGTATATGTATAAAGTTCAAGAACTATGCAAGAAACATAACCTTAATTATTCATTTATTACTACAGAGCATCCAGCTATATTTAAGCTTGTTGAAAAATATGGTATTGATAAGTATACCGAGCAATTAGAAAAAATGGATGAAAAGTATATATTCAATTGGCCTCTAAGGAATTTAGAGAACTTTGATCTTAATATTGATACGAAAGAAAAAGCTCTTCTCTTATGGGGATGCACAAGTTTACATATTTCATGGTATAAAGCGTTTAATGAAGAGGTTGCACCTGATTTTAAACATCTAGGTGATAATGCTAGACGAAGATTTGGCATACAAGTTTGTGATTGGATTGCTGATAGAGATAAAGATCTATCATATTGGATTGATGAAAGCAATAACTGTAACAAAAATTATTTCTATAATTTAAAAGCTTGGCTAGATAATTATTGGGACGGTAATGCTACACATTGGGTAGAAAAACAGCTACGAGAAATACTTCTTGAAACTGAAATTAAGCCTAATGCTGACTACATTTATGAGAGCTAATTAGCTAAATAAATAAAACGGAGGTCCTTATGGATTTTTTAAATATTGGTAAAAGCTGGATTATGGCGAGATGGTCAGAAAGAACATCTTGGGATGGTGGAGTTATTATTGGTCTATCATTGGCATGGATTATATTCGGTGGCATGATTGACTGGGTAGCTTGGATAGCCCTTGCTTATGGTATTTTTACATTCTGGAAAGAAGAAGGCTGGAAGAAGTAAATGCTTAAATTTAGGGGATATCTTAGACAACTTGATGAGGTATCCCTTAATACTGAAGACATGACTGGCATGTCTCAGAAGTCTGGAGATAAAAGAAGTACAGACAGCGGTGCAGGAATGACAGCTAAAGGTGTTGCTAAGTACAATAGACGTACTGGCGGCAACCTCAAAACAGCTGTAACGACACCACCAAGCAAGTTAAAGAAAGGCAGCAAAGCTGCTGGAAGACGCAAATCATTTTGCGCACGTAGTAAAGGATGGACAGGTGAAAGAGGTAAAGCAGCACGTAGAAGGTGGAACTGCTAATAAAGGTATAATATGAAAATTGCTGTTTTTGGTGATAGCAAGGTGAATGAAGAACAATGGGACTTAACTCTTAAGTATAACCCATCATACACTGAAGAAGATAAACAAAATACTTGGATTAATAAGCTAAGACAAGACGGGCACACTGTGGATGTTTATTCAAGAATGTCTTGTGATAATAGCTGGATTAATAAAGTATGGCAGCCTATCTATAGACAGAACTGGGGTGATGGCTGGCAAAAGTCAGGAGCCAAAAATAAATACGATAAGTTTATAATAAGACCAGCTCCAGTAAATGCTATACCTTATCATGTACCAGATGAAAAGTTTAAACAATGGCATGATAATTTATGGCATGATTTAGGACCTGTTTTTACTGACTGGGAGAATACACCTCATCCTTCAATAAAATTTAAAGATCTTTACTTAGAGTATACCTCACAAGAGCAGAGAATAGATATGTGGAAGACTTATCTATTTAATTGGACATATGATAAGCACTCAGTTCTAGTTATACCTTCAGAGCAAGATAGAATGATTATAAGAAATAATTATTTGTTTTTAGAAAGTCATTGGCAAACTGAATTGCTTAAGCCAAAAATGTATATGATTAAATGGATTATGAAGACTGGCTCTATGGGTCAAGAAAGACAAGAATATTTAAAAGGATTTAAAGAACGAAACCCTGATAAAGAATGGGCACCTACTAAAAAGCATCTCGCAATGCTTTTTCATAAACATTTTAATCATAATCCTATTCAAGCCCATGACGCAATACATAAATATATAAACGAATGGTTGCTATACTAAACAATCAGTCGAGATACATTGTGACAATTTTGCTCAATATGAATGGCCATGTCCGATATTAAAACAAATAGAAGAGGAAATGTGCAGTTAGGTAAGACAGTAATGCCTGTTACCCTATTCATAGGGCAAGTAATAGCTATGCTATCTATTATACCTATGGCTATGTATGCCAGCTTATGGCAGTGGGGTTTATGTATACTAATGTACCAACTCATTGTTACAATTGGTATCAGCGTGGGCTATCATAGGTATTTCTCACATAGAATGTTTAAATGCCCTGTTTGGTTCGAATACGTTATGTTATTCTTTGCAAATATAATGATGGTTGGACCAGCAACGTTATGGGTAGCTAATCATAGAGAGCATCATAAGTACACTGATACAGATAAAGACCCGCATTCACCAGCGCATAAAGGATATCTTTATGCCCATTTTTTACAAGTATTTACATCTCCTAAGATTAAGTTTATGACTGATCTCCTGAGAGACAACAAATTTAAATTACAGCATAAGTATTTCTGGGAAATTAATATAGTATGGATGCTATTATTATTAGCCATTGATCCATTTGCAGTTATATATCTATGGCTAGCCCCAGCAGGTATATCTAAAATATTAGGATCGCTAGTATACTCTTATTCACATAGAGGAGGCAAGCCTCATTCTGATGTATGGGTTGGGTTAGTATCAGGCGGAGAAGGTTTTCATGAACCTCATCACGATGCAAATAAAAGATCATATAGGTGGCATAAATATGATATCGGAGGCTTCTTTATAGAAAGAGCATTTAATGGAAAAGCTTAAATACAAAAAGTTTAATTATCCTCTCTGTGCTGAGATACCTCAGCTTAAACCAGATATGGAACTTATAACTCGTTTTATGAATGAGAATAATGATCTATGGCTTGATAACTTTACAGCTCATCCTGGTATTACATTATCTAATGCACAAGTAGCTGTTGATACATTTCACTTAATAGATCATATAGCATTAACAGGTCCAACTCAACCACAAGTAATTAACTCACAGCTAGATAGTTTATCAGATATACCAGAAGATGCTGAAGCTAGATCTAAATTAACATCTGATCTAGGTAACGTAATAAAGACAAAAGATAAACTATCAGGTAAAGCTGGGCATTTATTAAATGAATATAATTGGGGTGAACCTGCTGAGTTTTATAATAATTCAGAGTTACATAACCATATAACAGACTTATTTGAAGCACCAGTAATAAGAGTAAGATATTCTAAGATGCAACCAGGTGCACAAATAACACCTCATATAGATTATAATACAACATATGCTATTAGATTTATTATTCCTATTGATGGCAATGAGGGTGTAGAGAACAAATTTTGGTTAAAGGGAGAAGAGAAAACCTTTAATCTCGAACACGGTAAAGTATATTTCTTAAATATAGGATATACACATGCTGTTTATCATAAAGGATCAAGTGAAAGACGTTATCTCATTGGGTCTCTTGGCGGGCAACAGGATATTGAAAGTATTCGTTATGATAAATAGATATAAATAAATTGGTAGGGAACTAACTATGAACATGTCTGATGACTTAAAAGGAAAGATCAATCAATTGCTAGAAGCTAAGCCTCGCTTATCTTTTAATAATGATGGTTGTGATGTCTTAGATAAAGGTGGAAATTGCGTAAGATCTTTTAAACAAAAAGACTTAGGTGAGAAGTATAAAAAATCAGCTGAGGTTTTCTTATCGCAAAATTATTCTAAATTGAATGCTGAAGGCTTTGTCTGGAAAGAATCAGAAGATATTAAAGAACTCACAAAAAAGACTCTTAAGAGCTATGTAAAGAAATCTAGGGAAGATTCAAAAGAAAGGACAAGTGATCTTCATCATGATTATCATCATACAGACGGAAATCATGGAGATACAGCAGATAGATTTGGAGGAATGTATGCCTCAGGTCACGATAAGCTTGATAAAAGAAATGATGGCATTCAAGGTGCAGCTGATAGAATGGCTGATAAAAAATATGGAAAAGCCAAACCTGGTAAAAAAACTAAATTATCAAAACCTTTACGAGTACATCCAGATGATAAACCTAGTACTTACTACAACGAAAGCCAAGAGGTTCAAGAAATTTCTAAGGGTGTACTAAACAGATATCAAGGAATGAGAAGAAATGATCATGATATTCTAGATAGTAGGAGAGCACACCATCATCAACGTGCAATGGATCATGGTCAAGGAAATTATTATGGGGGCGGTGAAAAAGGTAAAGACAAAGCTGCTGCTCATAAAGAAATAGCTAAAGATGGTAATATGTCACTTGATAAAGCTAAGAAAAAATTTAAAAAAGTAGAAAAACATCGTGCAAAAGAATCTGATTATGAAGGTCAACAACATAAAATGGATAAAGGCATAGATAGAGCTTTTAATAGACTGGCTAGTGATAAATATGGAAAAGCCAAACCTGGAAAACCAAACAAATTAGCTAAAGATGTAAACGAAATGGAAGAAGGAATAGCAGATGCTATTAAATCTAAACTACATCCTTCAAGAGTAGAAAGAAATGCAGCTTCAAGAAGACAAGATCAAGAAGCAGCTGCAAAGAGCGCTGTTAAAAAGGCAGTAGCTAGTACAGTTGCTAAATCATTAGAGAAAAAAGAAATTAAAGAAACTGAACAAGAAGTTCAGCACACAGAAGTGGAGACCCCAATGACAAATATGGAAAGATTAGCTGGTTTTATCAGCTCACAAACAAAGGTGCAATCAGCTGACGGTACATCAATGATGGGTGTCAAGAAAGACCTTGAAGAAAAGAAAAAAATGTCTAAAGCAGAGTTCAAAGATATGATGGCTGGTAAAGGCAAAAAAGATAAAGGCGATATGGACGGTGATGGTAAAGATGAGCCTGATTCAAAAGAATACATGGATAATAAAGATAATGCTATCAAAAAGTCTATGGGTAAAAAAGGTAAGAAGGATGATATGGAAGAAGCTATCGACCAAAAATCATCTGATCCAGAAAAAACAATCGGACATAACTGTGCTACACATGTTGAGCATGCTGAATTTGGCGCTGGCGAATGTATTCCAGGAATGCATACTTTGGAAGAAACATCTGAAGGTGAAGGAATCGTTACACATTACGACGTTATGTTTAAAAACGAAGACGGGCATTTCGTAAAAGAAGATGTATCAGTTGAAGATCTAACTATTGTTAAAGAGATGCATCACGGCCACAAAAAGAAGAAGTAACTATGGCAGAGCTAATTGAAAGAATTAAAATAGGTGCTGTAACACCTTCAGGCAGAAAGACATATCGCTATGCTGATGATATGCAAGGCGCGCAGAAGAAAATACAGATCCTAAGAAAAAGAGGGCATGGTAGTATTTCAACTACTGAAGAGTCTTTTGAGCCTCAGGGATATATGCTTGAAGGTAAATTAAAAGATGCAATGCTTAAAAAACAAGAAGATGAACGCTTTAAAAAAGCAGAACCATCAGGTGAAAAGAAGAAGCCATCTGGTTTTGGTAAGTTTAATAAAGTAACATCTGATTTAGGATACGGTCCTAAAAAAGAAGAAGCTGTTGCTGAAGAAGGTCAAATGGGTATCAAGCAGAAGCATGATATGATTAAGAAAGGAATCTACCCTAAAGATCAGAATAAGAAGCCAGTTAAAAGTCATTTATTCTTCCATAATTATTCTAAAGATAAAGAAACAGGTAAAAGTGGACTTAAGCCACATGCAGGGTTAACTAAAGCTGCAGATGAAAAATCATCTGAGCCGAAGAAAGTTCAAGAAATGATTAATAAAATTATGCAAGCTAAACTTCATGAGCTAGATACAGATACTATCAAATCTGCTCATACTAAGAGAAAGAAGCAAGAGTTTGATTCTAGTTATAAAGCTGATAGTTACGGCAGTGACGCACAGAATTCTACATCTAAAGCTGCAGAGAAAAATGCTAGAGGCTTACAAAAACAACAACGTAAGAAGCAAGATAAAGCTTCTAAAGGTATGTCAATAGCAAATAGAGCTTTGAGAAGGAAAGGGTATCATGGTGCAAGTGATTATAGACTCCATGACACTAACTATGACCAACGTCGAGATGATGAAAAGTCAGGTAAATTAAAAGAAGATAATGGCGGCATGACTAAGTCATTAGCAAAAGAGCAGTTACTTAAACACCTAGTAGCTAGCTTAGATAAATAAATATTTAGGAGAATAAAATGGCACAATGGGGAACAGGTGACGATCATGCTAACTCAGTATCGTACGCACCACAACAATATAAAAAAGAAGCTACACCAGCTAATCAGCAAGCTTTGTATGGTAATACAACAGCAGACGCTTTCGTAACTGGTGCTACAGTAGGTCAATTCGCAGTTGATACTAATGAAATAGCAGCTTCAGGCGGAAAACAAGCTCATACAGGTTGGGTTCTACAAACAACTGGATCAGGCGGAAGAGCTGGTAGAATTACTACTGAAGTTCTAGTCGCTGGTGGAATCAGTTCAGATGGATCAGATGATGCAGTAATGAGAGACTTCACTACTACAATTCTAACACAACCATCTAACGCTAGTGCTAATACAACAGCTAGTGAAGCAGCTACATTCACAGTATCAGCAAGTACTACTCCAGCAGGAGGTTCACAGACCTTTGCTTGGACGTTTGCAGATGGATCAGCTATTACAGCTGGAACCAATACTGGAGTTACAACAGCAGCATCATTAGTAATTAATTCTGCTCAGCAGACATCTAATGCTTCATACAAGTGTACAGTTAGTGTCACTGGTGGAGATGATGTTGTATCAAGTAACGCAGCATTGACTATTACTACTTAAGTAATAAAAGGACTATAATATGGCGACAAAGATCAGTGATCTAACCAATCTTGTCACGGTTGCAGGCAGCGATTTGCTTGTAGTTGTTGATGAGGTCGCTAATAGTGCTGCAATTGAAACAAAGAAAGTTACAGTAAATAACTTTTTTGATAGTTTGGGTGTAACCGCTACGCAAAGTGCTACAGTCACGCATAGCGGTAACACTCTATCAATTGGCACAACAGGTATGATTGTTAATACCTATGTCTTTACTAGTGAGAGAGTAACCTCACAATTAAATGTTGCTCCTTATTCCAATACATTATCAACCGTTGCGTCTAATTTAGTCACAACAGCTAATGCTTCTAGTATGAATTTTATATTTGGTGGATCTATTCAAGGTTCAATAGCCAATGATAGTGAAGGTGTGCCAACTATTACTATCACTTCATCTGAAGACATTTTGCAAAACCCACAATATAACACTGTAAGAGTTAAAAAGCTTAATATAACAGGCCAAGCCACTCCGGCGAATAACTCTTACGTCAACTCTACTTTTGAAGTCGTAGCTGGTGATCAGTTCTACGACAATAACTATATCTATGTTGCAGTATCAAATACCGAGATTAAAAGAATCGCAATCAGTGCTTTCTAGCAAGATAAATATATCTATAAACTAGGAACTATATGATTGATATATTACACAGTGGTAACGCGTCCTTGTACGCAGCCAAGAACTATGATAATCCAGGTTGTACAGACACGTTAGAATTCTATGATGACTTAAAGAGATTTAAGTATATAAAGCGTCTGTTTAATAAATATAAAGAGTCAGGTAATTTAAAATATAGATTAATATTAAATCATATTATAGTTATCTACAATCAGTTCGGTCAAGAAGGCGGAACTAGATTACTGTTTTTAAAGCTGCATGGTTACTATCCGCAGCTGATACCTTTTTTATCAATACTAAATAGGTGTCCAGAAAGGGTAGAGCAGATAGGTCTTCCTACAGAGAATATTATTACTAATAATATAAAGGTAGATCAGAGAATCGCTGAGGTTCTCATGAACGAAATAGGAAGAGCTAATGATTAAAAATAATGGAGAAAATAATGAACCAATTGAAAGAATGGTTAACGAAGATGTTAACGTGGTTGGCTCCGGAGCCATCGCAGGCGGCGGATACAACGGCAAAGACGACGTCAAAGTCAGCAAAAAAGCCGCGAAAAAATACAAAAACGGCTCCAAAGAAGAAGGCGGCCGCAAACTCCTCCTCACCTTCAAAGAGCTCTACGCCCAAGCAAAAAGCAAAAGCACCAGCTAAAAGAAGAGGCAGACCACCTAAGGTCAAAATTACTACTCAAAATATAGGTGAGTAATGATATCATTTCACTTAAGTTTTGATTGGCTAAAAAGAAAGCTACTGGGTTTCCTCAGATGGCTCAAGCTATTATTCATAACTAGGTATGCTGTTACTGTGTCATTCAATAAAGAATGGGGCGATGCAGATGATAAATCTTACATAGCAAAAAAAATTATAGTCCAAAAAGAAAAACATCTTAAGTTCAGAACTGACGATAACGAGGTAGTTGAGTATAGATCAGCTGCTGGACTAAATTATATTATTAAGGAATTACGATGAATCAATTATTAATTGGTATGCTGGTATTA